GAACGTCGCGAACACTTGTGAGCCGTCCGGCGCCGTGACCATCATCGGCGTCGTGCGACCTGTCGTCGCCGCCTTCGGTGTCTCGATACGACTGATCTCTTCCCCAGTGATCGGATCGATCCCGATGATGAAGTTGCCGACCGTCCGAAAGATCGGTCGATCCATTCCGAGGCCCTTAGCGTTCGCGGCCTCCATCGATTGGATCACGGTCGCGATCGATCGTGCGCCGTCCGAGTCGCCTGTGGCCAGCGCCTGGGTGAACATCTGCCGCAACTGACTGAGCGCGACGTCCGGGTCCTGCCCGGCCAACTGACCGAGCATCTCGCCCTGACGCGACGCGGCGCCGGTCTCTCTTCCGAACATGGCGCCCTCTGCCAACGCAGCGAGCAGCGTCGGACGATTGAATCCGCGCTGCCCACCGGACAGAGCGATCATCAGCCCCGCGTTGATGAGTGCGTCCTTGCGCGCCGCCGCGTTCTGTTCGTCACTCAGTCCAGGATCAGAAGGGCCGGCGAACACGTCCCCGAACTTCGAGAACACTCCACGCTTCTTCTCTTCCTCGGGCTCACGCTGTGCGCTGCCAGTCAGACCGGCCGGTGCCGGAGCGAAAAATCCGTTAGCCATTTTGAAATCCTCCGAGCAGCCCACCGAGCCTGACCGGGGGCATCTTAAACTCACGCATCATCTGCCGAGGGTCGATCTGCTGCGGTGCAGGCACCCTACCTATCAACGAACTTTTTTCCTGCCCCATACCCAACAGTTTCTGAAGCGCTGGGTTCTGTAGTGCCTGCATGATCGCTCCAAACTTTCCGCCTTCCGGAACGTTGCCGAAAAATCCTTGCAGTCCTGACCCCGCTTGCATGGGCTGAAGCGATGGAACAGGCATCTGCGGCCGAGCTATGCTTGGCAGTGGCTCCATGAAAAACGACGGTGGAGACACACCCCGAGGCGGATCGATCCCAGGCATTAGAACAACCCTCCGAGCAGCCCGAGCCCGCCGCCGATCAGACCACCGATCGGTCCACCGACCTGAGCGCCGGTCATCGCACCACCAAACGCGCCAGCGAGAGGATTGCCCCCACTCTGCGTGGCGGTCGTTGTCCCACTGGTCGGTCCGAGCGACTGACCCATCATGTTCAACATTTGATTCCGACGCCAGGCCGGTTCCATCCGTTGCCTCTCTCGCATCTGCCTGAACGCTTCACCGCCAGAGAACATCGCCTGGTTTTTCTGGAAGTCGAGCCCACTAGAGAACTGCGTGCCGGACAGCAGGTTCTGCATTCCCTGCATGGCCTGCTGCTGTTGTAGTCCGTGCTGACCGAGCGCGGCGTTCAACGCTTCCGAGTGACCCTGCTGGTACAGTTGAGGCATGACCTGCGACGCCTGCCTGTCCACGTTGGAAATGCCCTGCGCCTGCAGTAGCTCTCCTCCCGAGCCGCCCCACGCGCCTCCCAGTGTCGCCGCCTGCTTCGCGCGTTTCTGCGCCAGGTCGCGTTGGTGCTGGAACATTCCCTCCGCGCCACCAATCACGTTCTCCAGATACGGATTCATAAACCCCTGGATCGACGACGGATCGAACTGGCCCGCCTGACCAGCAAGCTGACCGCTCTGCTGCATGAACTGGTCGAACCCACCGCCAGGCGTCATGCCCGCAAAACCCTGCATCGCTTGGTTCTGGAATTGATTAGGACCCTGAAATATGTTCCGTTGAGTCCGCATCTGATTCGCGCCCTGGCGACCCATCTGACGCATCAGATCGATGTGCCGTTGGCTACTTGGGTCGAGCGTCTGGGTGACAGTCTCATCGCCACCGCCACCAAATATGTCGCCTACAAAATCGAACATGCCCATGCTAACCTCGTCTGTCCTTGTTAGATGTCAGCGAGAGTGTAAGTGTCCCACAAACGGCCAACGATCTCGCTCGCACTGTGCGCGTAGAAGTCGACCACAATCGCATCATGCTCCGAAGTCGGGGTGGTCGGAGCTCCTGCTGTTCCCCAATCTACAGCTGCCGGCCATGTAACGTCGGCGGCGTTCGAATCTCTTCGTATGATGACCCGGAGAAACTGTCCGGCTACCACTCCGCTGAACGTGACCGCGAGGGACGAGCTGTTCGACACGGCCGCGTAGAGAGTCTCCTGCTCTGTCCAATCGATAGCGAACGTCACGCTATTCAGTCCGCCATCCTTGACGGTGCCCAGGCGAAGATCGGCGGCGAGGGTGCCCGCTGCCACGTTAGTCCAATCGCCCGCCTCACCTATAACTGAGAACCCGAAGATGTCGCCACCGTAAATACCGCCGCTGGGAGACAGCTCCTGCAGCTCAACATCCGACCCGTCCAGGAGCTTGATCGTCGCCGCTGGCAGCGCCCACGCATCACAGTCGAGGGTGACCGTTCCGCCAATCTCTTCCACAGCATCGTGGCCATCAACCTTAACCTTGAATCCTTCCGGCACGTCGGTCACGACGATGTTCCGGCCACAGATCATCAGCCGGTCGCCTCGCGTAGCGTACCAGCCCATCACGCACCCAACATGAGTACCGCTCAACGGCGAAGCTGATTCCGTTCCAGACACACGCAGGGTAAGATTGTCCGCCACGTCTTCGCCGTCGTCTACATTCAGAACCGTATAGCCGCGCAGCTTGTGGTCGGACCCATCCAGCTCAGTGACCAGCCGCATCACAGTCCACTTGTCTACAACATTAGGAGCGGCCTCACCGTCCGAGTCGTACTCGCCAGCCGTGACTTCGTTGATGAGCCTAAACACGGCGGTGCTGTTATCCCAATAGAAAACGTATGCCTTCGCGTCACTGGTTCTGAGGAAGTTCACAACACCGAAGCCGCCAGTAGAATTAGGACCCATCACCATCTGTACGATGAGTTCCGTGTCCGCTACTGGTAGCGTCAGACGACCGGAGGCTTCCGCCGATCCGTGAGTGATCTGGTTAGCATTGAGCGTCAAATAACTGTTGTTAGCACCAGGACCGGATACGGCATCCCCGTACTCCGACTCGTACCACCCACCGTCAACGGGATCGGCATTGGCCCGGTTGAATTTGTCGGTCTTGACCAGCCCCGACGTCGTGCGAGCCAACACCCCAGCCGTCCGGTTCCGCAGATAGTCACCCGCCAACAGAGTCTCAAGCGAAACGTCGGAGAGTTCACCGAGCGCCGTTGCGCCGACGGCCGGTGCAACCGAGTCGGCTATGTAGTCCATGAACCTCGCGACCTCGCGACGAAACGCTGCCTCGGCGTGCTGGTCGTAGGTCTGTGTCGGCGCCGCAAATACCGGCGGTGCCGCCTTGATTGGACCGGTGGCCACTAGCGTCTGCCCCCTTGCTCGATCTGGAGTCGAGGCGTACCAAACCGCCAATTCACGGTCTGTTGATCTAACCGCATCCGCACCTGACGCGCCGTGAGTCTGACGTTGGTCGGCTCCCGCGCCGTGAACGCTGCGGACAGCGTCTCGTCCGCTGTCGGATAGAACGACGTGTAGAGCTTCATCTGCACGTCACCGAGCGTCTTCTCGTCCGGTATCAGGCCCACGATGTGCATGACGTTGTCACCTTCTGCGATCTCGATCGGTCCACTTTCCGCGTAAGGCGTGAGAGCCGACCCACTCTGATCGAGGTACTCCGAGCCTCGTTCCTGGTCATACACAACGCCGCTCGCGTCGGACGCCATCGGATAGTCGAACGCGTTGCGATCGACGCCGGCCGTGCGCTGCAGCGCGCCTATGTTCCAGTACTGCTCTTCCCAGTTGAACTCGACGTACCGATCGTTCTCTACAGATCCCCCACTGCAGTAGTACCAGCGCACCGTGTTCTTCTCAGCCAAAGAGACCGCAACCGCCTTCGACGACTGCGTTCTGTTTATGTCATTGAAAACATAGTCCGCGACGTCGTTCGGGATCTCGGTCACGAAGCCGTCATACATGAAGAACTTCGAGTGGCTCATCCAGAACGCTTTGCTGTCCACGACCACCATACTCATTCGGCTGATCGCGCCGCACTGCGAACCGACCTGCTGGAACGAGTACACGAGCGTGCCGCCCACATATCGCATCGCGAACAAGTCGACATCGGTCCAGATCAATGTCTCGGCGCGCGACCGTCTGCCGGCCATCAGTTCGCCCGGACCGGGCAGCACGAACGAGCCGGCCTGGTTCGTGTCGGCTGGGTCCCACAGTGTCATGTTCTGTTGATCGCTCCACACCAACTCCCGGCGATCGCCACTGGCGCCTACGGGCAGATCGCCCGACGGACCGAGGGCCACAATAAATCGCTCCGGAGTCACTACGACTCCCCGGCATCCTATCGGAGAGTTCTCGATCTGTTCAGCGATGCCGGCGTCCGACTTGTCCCACGTGTAGAGCTTGCCGTCCGAGTACGCCTGCGCTACCAGGTCCTCACCGTACGAGTCCAGTTGCCAGACCTGTGTCTCGACGATGGTCTGCAGCGCCGGGTTGCCCACGCCGTACGCGCCCGAGCCGTACGCACCGTCCCCGTAGTTACCTGTCGAGAGCGTCGCGTCACCGCCGCCGGTCGTGAAGCTGTCGGGCGTGATGTCTCTGAGCGTGCCAGAGTTATAGACGTAGAGATACGTCGGTGTCCCGAACGCCAGGTGCGGGATCTGATCGTTGGCCTTCCACGCCAGCATCCCACGTATCACCTCGTCCACTTCGAGCGGACCGTCGCCGATAAAGCACTGCTTGCCCAGGGCCGTCGACGTACCGACCGTCGTCACCCTGGCGCGCACATAGTAGTACGGGCCCTGTGTGTTGACCGTGGTCGCCTCCCAGTCCCAAGGCAGATCCCACACGACCGTCAGGTCGTCTGCTGCGTTCTGGAAGTTGTCTGTGTTGTCAACGACGCCTGAGAGCGCGACCCAGGCGCTACCGTCGTAGTATTCCCATGTCACGCCACCGTCGGACGCGGCCGTGCTCACATTGATCGTGATCTCGTTGAACCGAAATCCGTACCCGATATAGAACGCGTCGTTCGACGCAGGACTCGCCGGCACCAGTACGACGTCGTTCGTGTCGGCGTCGTTCGCGTCGGCGGTCTCGTCGGTCATCACGCCGCCGTCGTCCGAGATCGCGGCAGTGACCGCGACGTCGTCGTTGCGCTCGGCCGGCTGCCATCCGCCGACAGGACCCATCGCGCCCTCGTGCCAGCGCACCAGAGACGCGTCGTACCACCGACCACGCGTGTCGTAGACTGTACCAGGCCGTGCGATGCCCGGAGGTATCCGCAGTGGAACGTTCTTAGGCATTAGATCTTCCAGTCCGGTCCATCTATCAGTAATTGAAACTCATTGATGTCTTGCAGTTCCCGCATGAACGTCCGGAACGCGTGCTGCGAATCGATGACACCGAGCTTGAGTCGTTGGACACCGGTCTCTTCATCGATCACATCCAACATTCCGAAATCAAACCCGAGCAAGATACAGCCCTCGGTGTCCTCTTCGGTGTTTCCTACATGAAACAGAATCCGACTTCTGCCCTGTACGTCACAGACCTCGAAGGTGTCGATGTTGTGTCTGTAATAGGTCGTGCGCCGGCACGTGTATTCGCCGGCCGGAATACGAGACTCACCCTGTTGGTTGCCTCGGTCCTCTTCCTCCATCGTGACCAGATCTAGACGAGACGAGGTCAGCCGGCCGTACGTCCCGTCCGGACTGACCGCCACTCGGCGAAGGTGTAACCTCATGGTGATCTCTCTTGTAAGTCCACCGTTTTCCTACGTTGGCCGCCTCGCCCGCCACCACCGCGCCCAGCACAGTGGAGAGCAGCGGAACTAGCTCGGTCGGGTTACGATCCAGAAGCAGCCAACTTATCACAGCAAGAACCACGATCGCTGTGAACATCCAGCGCGTCGCGATCCTCCAGCTATCGGTCAGGCTCGTTTTCGTTTCCATCTACCACCCGCTGAAGTGCGTCCAGTCTCTCATCGAACTCACGCCACATCTCAAACCCATCCTCAGTCGTGAACCTGCTCGCCTCGATCGCCACCAGTCGTTTGTCCAAAGCGTTCAGTGTCACATCGATCCTCTGCAACTGGTAGCCCATGCCGACCATGATCGGAAGGAGCAACACGGTAATGACCCGCCACGTCCACTCCATTACGACGCGACCGCTCACACCCCCGTTTACCCTAGTGGCTCCGCTATCACCCATGCCGATGCCTCCGCTTTACCGGCGTTATGTCGAACGAACCAATAATCTTCTGTCTCGGAGTCCGTGTTGTAGGACGTCACTCTGGCTCCCACAGAATCGAAAACGGATGAAGGGTCCTCGGTCGTCGCGCTGTACCCGATGTCAGTCGAAACTTCCTGAGCGTTCACCCACTGTACCCCGATCAGGTCTCCCCCGTACTTAAACAACCGCACGTTCGTTGGCGGCGCAGGCTCGACCGGAACAGCGGGAATGCCAGCCAGAGCGGCCAGTGGAGAAAAGGGAATCATTAGCTCAGATCCTCCATAGCACGAGCTACATAGATCGTCACCCCAGCGTCATAGGTGTAGAACACGTAGACGTCGACTCCGTTGGCCGTCGGTGTCGGTGGAACCCCACCCGGCCACAGCCAGGCCGCGCCCCAAGTGATCGAGGACGTGCCACCCATCGTCAACTCCAGCACACCGGAGAAGAACCCGGCCGGTTCGTTCGTCAGGTCCATGCTGTCGATGTCGCCGTTAGTCGTGCCGTAGAAGAAGTTTCCGGCCGAACAATCCAGAGTCACGTCGCCACTAACCGACGCGCCCTTGTCGACCGCCGTGTGTTCCTGCGTCAGCAACTTCAGATTGCCAGTCATCGTTCCACCGGCCACAGGCAGTGCCGCGTCGGCCACGACCTCCACGTCGTTCAGGTCGCTATCGACGCCATCGAACAACGTGTTCAGGATCGCGCCCCAGGCGCCAGGATCACCACCGACTGTCGGCTTTATCCACTCGTAGTACTGTGTGATCGCCATGTTAGCCCCCTATTACACGACGCGCTCGTCGACGCATCGTACCAGAAAATTGTCTGCGCTGCGCTTCCGCCGACAGGGAGTCCATCGCAGAAGTCAACTTACTTATCCAAAGTTGAACACGCGCGTCGTTATGTAGGAACGGCTCGGCCTCGACCAGTGTCCCGTACAGGTAGATGTCCGGACTGTCGAGCAGGAGCCAGTTGTCGGCCTGTGAATCACTAAGAGGAAGGATCTTCCTCCAGTACGTCATCAGCGTCGAGTACGAAGTATCGGGCGCCGGACCGTAGCGGATTGTGCTGCCCGTGATCGCGGCCACCTTCGGAACACCGGTCGGCCCGTACTGCTGGTTGTACCGTTGCACGACCTCGGCGCCCACGATCTCGATCTCCCCGTAGTACGTCGGCCCGTCGTGGTACCAGGCCTCCATCGAATCGAAATCAGAGGGCAGAGTGTCCCCGTCAGCGCTGACCGTGAACGTGCCTCGGTCCTGCAGCTTTCGAGTGCGCCAGTCGCGCTCCAACGTTTGCTCCGCAAGCTGGATGAACGTCGGAATATCGTCTACGAGATCGTCCCGGTTCAACCAGTTCGCGACCTCGGTCTTCAGCGTCGCATAGCTAGTGATCTGAGCCATCTAACTTCTCCCATTCCTCGACACCGAGGGTCTGATACTCTAGGTCACCAACGTGAGCGACCTCTTTTGACAAGTCGTGATCGACGAAGACGTCCACACCGATCTCTTTCATCTTCAGAAAGAAGAACACGTCCTCGCCCATCCATTTTTTCCGATCCTCCAACCACCTGAACCCGAACAACGGCTGCAGGTCAGCCAGCTTTTCCCGGAACGCTCGGAGGTCCATCAGGCACAGGCCAAACCCCAGAGCCTCGACCCGCTCTATGCCCCGAGACTTGTTGGTCGTACGAACTCGATCTCCATAGATCTCTTTGATCGCCACGAAGCTGGGCGGCGCCGTGCGCGTCGAGTAGTTCGCTCCCACGATCGGCTGCTTACGACTCAGCAATCGAAGCAGTGAAGTTTTCGGGAACCGCATGTCCCCGTCGACCCATAGCACGTGCGAGAAGTTCCCGTTCACGGCCTCGGTCATCAGTTGCTCACGCGCCTCATGAATATAGGTGCTGGTCACCATCGTGATACCGAACTCGATGTCAACACCCGTCGCCGTGAACGCCATCGTACTGTGGATAGCCAGTTGCGTCAGGTCATACGCGAAGACCGAATCAACTTTATCGTGACAGGGCAGCGCGATCATAATCCGGAGCTTCGGTATGAACGCTAGATCCTCCCCGGTCGGCTTCGGAACATCCTGTTGTCGGGATCGTTTAGCCATTTGTTCAGCGCCTCGGTATCGTGCATGAGTTCGGGATGCGCTTCCAGAATCACGTTCGGGATACGCGCGACGTGCGCCATCTCTCCCCATGGAGCGCGCTCGTCAGTGGAATTGAACTGCGCCTTCGTGAGGTCGGTCACGTCGTCGACCACCTGAGACTTCTCTATGTACACGTCCTCGGTCACTTCATCGAAATGAAACGTCTCCGTGATCTGAGTGACTGGATCGTAATCGCGCTTGGATACTAAGCCCATGAGTTCCTACCAGGGTGTGGGGATTTTGAACTCGATGCCCACGCCGGCCCCCAAGCCAGCGCAGAACTGCCCGGTCGTACAAATGCCCGCGATCGCGCCGACGTGCAACGTCGGAGCCCATCGCGAGCGTGGTTTCGGTCGGGCCTCAAGTACGACCACCAAAGAATCGTAGGCGGTGCGTAGAAAACTGTAGCTCTGAAGTAGCATGGTGGCCGCGTCCTTTTCTTCAAAGTACGCGACTCGCCACTGATCGCTCTCCACTACCAGATCATCGATTATAGAGTCCCGTTGTGCGACAACAGGACGACAGGTGTCGGGGACAGGAAGCAGAACCGTGTCCCGCACGACCCGGATGCGCTCGCGGATGAGCGGAGCCCGCGCCGCCGCTTCAGCAGCAATCGAGTCGGCACGTGCCGAAATCGCGGCGGCCAACACGACTGCCGTGTCGGCGCGTGCCGCTTCGGTCACTGCAAATGCTAATGCGCGTTCGACCCGATCGTTCCACCTTCGGAACTCCGCGTCAACGCAATATCCAGAGATCACCACCGCCGCCACTACAGCAGCGATGGCGATCACCCAGTTCTTGATCTTCACCTGGCCCCCCTTAAGGGACCGCTACGGTGAAGGGTTTCAACGCGGCTATCACTTCAGAGTTGATCTGGTTGAGTGCGAGCAGACCCTCGAAGAAATCAGCCTCGTTCCCGCTGCCAGCCTCCAAGACGGCGTTGTCCACTTCCGCCGCCGACGTGCCGATTGTCAGGGGGATGAGATTCCCCAACGCGCCCGGAATCAGCGCCTGGCACGTTAGTGTGTCCGTTCCTTCAACACCATGGACCCCAGGATTCCGAGTCATGGCCGCAGCGTAGTCCGTGCCTGCGCCCACCGCGCTCTCGCCCTCGTTGGAAAGATTGAGCGCCGCAACGATGTTGCTGATGATGCCCTGCACGTCCGCGCCGATATGAACATCCCCGTCAGAACTTCCCAACGTATCGTTGAACGTGTAGGTCTTGCCGGCGATAACAAGCGTCTCGCCGTCCGTGATGTCCGCAGTCGCGTCAATCGTGAAGAACGACTCAGCGCGAACCAAAGCGGTGTCAATCGCCATTATTCCTCCGGCTCTTTGGGCTGGAGCTTCGCGACGAGCTTACCGATCACTGTGATTAGAAGCGCGCTGACTCCGAAACCTACCGCAGCCCACACACCCAACTCACTGAAATCAGCGCCCTGTAAAAACGCCTGTACACCGGTCAGCGCCGCGACGCCAGCACTTGAAAGAAATCTGAAAATCCATGCCTTCATGTTCTTGTCTCCTGTCGGGAGAGAGTGCTAGGTATATATACCTAGCACTCTCATCCAGGTTTACGACGTGGTAAGGTCTGCAGCGATCCCGAGCGACGCTTCCTGCTTGACCTGCAGCGTGTACTCGACGATCAGCATCTTCTTGTCCGCGTCACCGGTCTTCGCGAGGTTCACCCGCTTGAACGGCCTCAGGAAGCGAAGCGACACGAAGTTCCAGTCCAGGAACCACCCGTCTCTTTCTCTCTGGAACCGGTTGGGGATCACGCGCATCGTGCCAAAGTCCGACACGTATACGTCGGCCGACCCGATGATCGCGGTCGGACGAGGCGACACGTTCGACAGATCGAAGTTCCGCGTCGCGATACCTGCGAACCCGGAGACCTTGGTCTTGTTGAACGGCCCCACCATGATCGTGGAGAACTCCGCACCGGCCGTGTAGCCCGCCTGAATTACGGCCTTCGCGATCGTCTCCGTGAACGCGCGCTGCGTGCCGTCGGTCCGGACAGCAGCAGGCACACCCGACGTGTAGACAGGGTTCCCACCACTCGTACCGATGCTCGCGTTCGTTTTGACCCAGGCGCTAAGACTCGCCAACTTCCGATACCCGCCGACCGTGCCGGCACTGCCCGCCTGTGCCATCAGGCAAGACGTCTCCATGTCACGCTTCAGTTCCTTCGCGTACTTCATGGTCTGCAAAGCCATCTCAGACCTACGCCCAGCCTTGTCAGTCACTTCGAGAGTGTCGGACAAGACCACAGTCTTCCGTGAGATCTGCGTGTAGTTACCAACACGCGCGGTCGCAGAAGGCGTGGTGAACGAAGCGTCGTCACCTTCCAACTGGAAGTTGTCGTCTGCAGCGGCGGCCAGTGAATCGGTCTGCCACTCAGTCAAGGTCTGCTTCGCCTTCGGACCGATGCCTGCACCGCTCATAAAAGGCGTTGCCGTCGGACTAATGTCATAGATCATGTCCGACAGATCTTCGCGCAGCCCCTGTGCGTCGTACCTAGTGTACGTTCCTGATACCAGAGCCATTTCGTCCTCCGTTGAGTTTGCTGTCGGGAACGAGATGGCGGCTCAACAGCCTACTCGTCCCCGTCCATGGCCATGAGCGCATCGGCAGCGTCCTCCACTCTGCCGCTCCGAGCCAAACGTTGACGGTTGCGTGCATACTGCGACTTCGACTTCTTGCCCTTGCGGGACTTCCGAGTCGGAGTCGTAGTGCCGGGCTTGAGAACTCGCGCCTTGACCTTCTTGCGCTTGATCTCGTCTTTCCCCGTGGTCTGAGACTCATCCCACATCCTGGCCTTGTCGGCCATGAGGATGAAACGGTGATCGTAGATTGTATCGACGTCCTGCTGCGATGCACCGTAGGTGGTCGTCAGGTAGTCCCGGACCTCTGCCAGGCGTTCCTTCGCCACCTTCTTGTCTTTGAACGCGGGGATAGCTTCGGTGAGCTTAGTCCACTCGTCGGACATACGCGCCTGAAGCTGCCTGTCGAGGTCGACCTGATCCTCCTGGGCCAACTTCGCCTGCGCCTCGTGTACCTGCCGCAACTTATCTTGCTTGAACTGGTACGCTGCGTACTCGTTGGAAAACTTCGCTGGGTCTTCCTTGCGAAGTTTTTCCCAGTCCGGTGGACTGCCTTCCTCTGCCAGCGCTTTCTCCAAGATTGAAAGCTGCTGCCCAAGCTGTTCACGCACCTGACGCGTCTCACCCAGTTCCGCCGCATACGTCTTTCGTTCCTCGGCGACCTGCTGCGTCTTTCGCGTATAGTCTTCCTGACGCTGGTAACCATGGAGAGCTTCCTCCAAAGTGACCTCGACGTCTTCGCCAGAGACCTTCACGACAAAAACGTCTACTTCTTCCGCGTCCTCAGACTCGTCCTCTTCAGACTCGTCCTCTACGACTTCCTCTTCTTCGTCCTCTTCTTGCAAGGCATCGTCGTCTTGGTCCTCGTCCTCAGAGCCGTCGGAGTCTTGGGATTCCGACGTCGACTCGTCCCCAGCCTGTTCCTCGTCGTCCGCAAACTCCGGATCTGAGCCAAGCATGTCGAACAAGTTCTTTGTGACCTGAGCGTCTCCACCTTCAGAGTCTTGACCGCGTTCCCACGGCATCAGATGCTCTTCACCCAGAGACTGGTCAGGTTGGTTTCCGTTACTCATAATGTATCCCTTTGGTGAGCCGAAAAAGTCTGTGCAGGGTCTAGCTTACCCTGCTTGCAGCTACTTCCCCGTCGGCCATGATACTCCGCAGTGAGTCCTCAACCGCGCCAAGCGCAAGCGTCTTCGCCCACATAGCTTCTCGTACCTGGGGCGTTTTCGCGTGCAACCACTCGTCATAGAAGCTCTGGCCGGCCAACTCCACAGCCTCTTTGAAGATCTCGTCGCCCAGTATAGCGTGAGCGCGCGCTCCACGTCGGATCGCTTCATCATCAGTGTACGTTTCGGGCTCGTACTGTCTACTGGGCATTCCCACCTCCGCTCATCGCCTGCAACTGTTTCAGATCGGCGTCCATCACCATTCGATCGCGCTCGATCTTGTTCTTGATCTGCCGGTCGTCGATCTCGATCGCGTACTTGGCCTCGATCTCATGCTCCTTGAGCGCCATCTCGCGAGCGACCTTGTCCCTCTGCCGATCGTCTTCGAGATACGCTTTCTGCGTTTCCAACTGAAGCTTGGCCTGATCGTTCGCGGCCTCGGCCTGCGCCTTCTGACCCTCGATCTGTATCAGCATCTGTGCCGGGTCCGGAGGCGGCGGCTGCTGCGCCTGTGCCTGTTGCATCTGCTGCTCCTGCTGCTCGGTCCACGGCTTCCAGAACTCGGCAGCGTTGCGCCAGCCGGCAAGCTCGACCATTCGCGCCAGTGTCGCGCGAAGCTCCACGTTGGACACGATCGGCGAACCCATCTGCAGCAGTTCCTGCTGCTTCCCAGCGACCATCCCGAGCAGAGCTATCTTTTCCTCGATCAGCCCGGTACCGAGAGCGACGTTGATGCGGACGTCCATGTTCGCGTTCCAGGACCGAGGATCGACCTCGACAAATTCGTCACGCAACCGAATCATGCGCGACTGATCCTGGTTCTCGATGACCAACTCCAACAGACCCTGGAACAGTCGCTTGACTCCGGTCTCCGCGAACACGCGCGCAATCATCTCGATGCGCTGCTGTGCGGCCGTGACCGTAGCGGACACAGCGGCCTTGGTCGTCGACTGCAGCACGTCCGGGTCCAGCCCCTGTGACGCCTTGGACTGCCCGGACCGGCCTTCCTTGATCTCGTCGTAGTACGCGAGCACAGGCAACGTGTCCGGTCCGACGAACCCGTGCTTGACCTCCCGGATCATGCCCGGCTGGCGAACACGAATCAGCCCGCCCAGTTCCGGATTGAGTAGGTCCTGCATGTTGACCGCGTTCGCTACGACCTCCTGCTGCGGATCGATCGCAAGCCCAAGCGAGTCCAGCATTCCGCGCTGAATCTGCGACTTAACCTTCTGCACGTCCTTGAGCAGGTCCCAGAACCCCATCCCCATGATGGTATGTGGCTCGGGGTCCGGAGTGATGACCGCGAACGGCCGGCTCGATACGATCGTGCCCAACTTCTCGCCGTTCTCGTCCGGTATGATCTTGAAGTGCGGACCGATGCAATCGAACCTTCGAAGCTCCGCGATCCCGTCGTCGTCGCCATCGAAATACACGTATGCCTCCGCGTACACGACCGGTAGGAGGGACTCCGGTAGCTCCCCACCGATCAGCGCGCGCTCTCCGGTCCCCGCACGAATGTCACCGACCCAGAAGTGCTCTTCCTCAACATGTCGCGCGGACTTGAGGTCGTCGGACATCGTGGAAGACGATGTCCTGCTCTGTTGGATCGATTCATCGATCAGTTCCTGTGGAACGCCCATCTCCAGAAGCTCTTCCTGTGGAACGTCCCGAACGTGCGCGACCATGGCCGCGTCGTCTATCGACCTGGCGTCCGGCGAGTAGATGAACTCTTCCGGTGGAATGGTCTCGATCTTGGCGTCGCCTTTGTCGCTCTTGTGTGTGACCGTCACGTTGTATACGGTCGTCGGCGGCGCCTCGGGCATCGCGGGCGGTACCTGCTCCGTGGACGTTATCTTGACGTCGACTTCCTGGTCCTGGAGCAGCACCATGACCTGGTTCTCGGTCAGGTCGGTGTGCTTGGTCTCTTCCTTGCGCGTCAGTTCGTTCCACCACCACTTCACGATTCCGATCCGACGCACGAGCGCGTCCTTGAACCAGGAATGGAAGACCAGGAACCCCGGATTGTCTTCGTGAACGATGTACTGCACGTAGTCCGTGGCCTGGGCGGCGCCCGCCGCGTCCGACTCTCTTTCAGGTCGATACTCGACCGCGCGCTCGCTCCCAACGAAGATGCGGAGCAGCGACGGCATGACCTGAAGCACAGCGTCGCGCAGATCGGTCGACACGACCTTCGATCGACCGTCTTCCTCGTTCCCGAACTCCCGCCCAAAATAGTAGTCGGTCGCGTCGACCTGATCGGGTTCAATGTTCTCTTCACGGTACGACATGGCCTCTTCGAGCATGCGTTGCACGATCGATTGGGCGTCGGTCTCGATGTCGTCGTCGGACGCAGTCGCCGGAAAGTCCTGGTCTAACTCGAACTCAAAAAGCTCCGCGCCCTGCAGATCGGGATCTCTGCGGTCAACCATGTTTCACCTCTAGTTTTTTCTCGAACCACAAGTACTCTGGATGCGCCCCTGCTGGGCGGTACAACTCAAATCCTTCACGAAGAAAGCTCTTGGCCGACGCAATGTTGTCGGTCCACGTATACGAAATCACTCGTTCATGCCCTAGCCGACGGGCCTCTCTCACACACGTTCGCACCAACCGCCGGCCAAGACCACGTCCCCGACCCGACTGCAGCAGCCCGATATATGAAACGAACACGGCGTCCCAGTCGTGCTCACTTCGCCCGAGCATCGCGAACCCAACGACCCCGTCACCATGCCACACCAACCAGGCGCCGAACTCGTAGTAATGCGGCACCAGGCTGTTCGCGTCGAACAGCAAATGGTGGATGCTCGTCGCGTACACGAGATCGTCGTGGGTCTGGCACCGACGAATCTTCATTGGTTCCACGTGCGCTTGCTTTTCAGCGTCTGGTTCCATGGTACGTTTCCCCAGCCTGTTCTGCCTGGTGTCGAGCCGTGGATCAGTGTGGCCGGCTCCGACGCGAACGACAGACAGAACGCGTCAGCGAAGTTGGGGGACTTGAAGCCCCTTTTCTTCATGTCGTCCTTGGACTCGACCTTGAGCTTTCCACTGGACGTAATCACGTAGCGCGGCGTCGCCAGGTCGCTCGCCAACCGTTCGAACGGACAGTCCTTGCTCCCACTCGGAACCGGCAGAGACACGCTGAGTTTCGAAAGCCACTCGCGCGCCTCGAACCATAGCTCGTCACGCAGTCGCCAGTACCGTTCCTTGAACGCGGCCGACTCCGACACGTTGATACCTCTGGCCGGCAGTCCCAACTCCACCAGGCGATCACATACACCCGCGCCCAGTCCGTTGGAGTCGATCAGGATCTCTTCCGGCCTGTCCTCCAGTTTGCACTCGTCCCACTTCTGCTTGACGCGCCCTGCGGTCCGCATGAGGTCAACACCTCCCCAGTACTCAATGTCAGGGAGCACGGACAGCTTGTTTCGCCGCACGAGCACGGACAGATCTGATCCTGTTCTCGCAACGTCCAGACCCCACACCTCAGACAATAGACTGGGTGGTATCTGAAGATCTCGACGTTGGGCACTGGCGATAAACTCATAGGGTATGACCGTATCGTCGTCGGCCTTTGGGAACTCCCCCAGAACTCGTACGCGATAAGCGTTGGAGTCCTCTCCGTACCGGATTGCGACGTCATTGGCGTAGTCATCTGAGATCCTGTTCGAGTGATACGAGCCCTCCGGCCGTTCGTCGGCGTTCGGTAAGTACCCGACGTGCGTCGTGTGCCAGTACGACGACATCTTGTGATGCGAATCGAAAAACGTGCCTGACGTTCTTACCGGGTTGGACAGCAACAGTGTCTGCGCGTTTTCCTGGGACATGGAACCGACCGCCGACTCGAACACTTGCTCGGCGACGCCCGACGCTTCGTCCACGACCAACAGCACCCAGCCCGGATCGCAGTGAACGCCCTGCAACGCTTCCGGTGTTTCTGCGCGTGACGTTCGCGCCTTGAAAAACGATTCTTTCGGTCGGGACTTCAGTACTATCTCACGTGCTTTGATCTCGTACAGATCACGCAACGGCGGCGGAAGGCGCCCAGCCCATTTGACCAGTTCGGCCACCAGTGCATCGTCTAGCTGGCCTCCCGTCGGCGCCGTTGCGATCACTTTCTGCGGATAGCGTGTCAGTAGCTGATGCCAAATGCACCAGTCGGCTCCACAGGTCTTGCCCGGCCCGTGCGCGGACCGAACGCTGATCCTTCGCTCTCCCCGACCGTACGGTCGGAGCAGTCCGTGGATCTGCCACTCGTCGGGCTCTTCTTTGAAGACCTCGCGCACCATGCGCTCCGGTCCCAACTCGCCGGCCGGTGGTCCATACCTCGCAACAAATTCAGCGAACACATTATTGATGCTCTCGGTGGTCGGGATCTGCGTCATATCTGAACTCCGATATTGATCGTGATATACGACTCCAGCACGTCGCCGGCATCGGTCTCCGGTGCAACAAGCTCAAACGCGCTAACCTCCGCTGCACGCGGCGCTGGCGCCGTCTCGAACTCGAACGCACTGACCTCTGCGGCACGATCGGCGTTGGGTGTCTCAAGCTCGAACGCCGACACCTCTGCGGCGCGATCGGCGTCAGGCGCCTCAAGCTCGAACGCCGACACCTCTGCGGCACGTGGCGCGATCGGTGCCTCCAGTTCGAACGCGCTGACCTCGGCTGCGCGGGGCGCGTCCGGGCTCTGAAGCTCGAACGCCGATACCTCTGCCGCCCTGGGCGCTGTCGGCACCTCCAACTCAAATGCCGACACTTCCGCAGCACGAGGCGCGTCGGCCACCTCGAACTCGAACGCCGACACCTCGGCGGCCCGTGCAGCGTCCGGCGTCTCAAGTTCAAATGCACTGACCTCGGCAGCGCGATCGGCGTCCGGCGTCTCAAGCTCAAACGCGCTGACCTCGGCCGCTCTCCCAATGTCCGGCGCCTCAAGCTCGAACGCCGATACCTCTGCGGCACGTGGCGCGGTCGGTACCTCCATCTCGAACGCCGATACCTCTGCGGCACGCGGCGCGGTCGGTACCTCAAGCTCGAATGCACTGACCTCTGCGGCACGTGGCGCGTCGGCCGTCTCGAACTCAAACGCCGACACCTCGGCGGCACGAGGCGCGTCCGGTGCCTCAAGCTCGAACGCACTGACCTCCGCAGCACGATCGTCCCCGCCCTCATCAATCAACTCCAACGAGAACGCGACGATGTACCTCTGAGTGCAGGTCCCGTTGGTGTCGTCCTCGTTCATTACGTCGACATCGAGCGTCTGAGCACTGGCCGCCACGTCCTCGACACTGGCCCAGCCGTACAGCACCCTGTCAGTGCTGTCCCATCGACGGTTGCGGTACGCCGCAGTGGAGAGATCCCAACCGTTCAGATCGGATTCCTCGATCTGCATACGGTGCCCGACGTCGTCGGACGCGCCACTGTTGTAGGCCGACCCGCCCAGGACGGCGATGTTGCCCGCGCCCGTAGGCGTGAACTCCAGGGTCGCTACGTTCGTGCCTGGCCAGGTCCAGGTGTTCGATATACCGACCGACCCGGCCGTCCATAGCTGCGACACGTCAACGAAGTGCGCGTCCAGTTGGATCGCCAGGATCTTACTGTGGTAGCGAGTGGTCGAGCCACTGCCATCTAGGCGGCTCTGTTCGAGGATGGTGTGCTCGCTGTCGTCAAGGGCCCCAGCAGGCATGGGGCGGATATTGACCAGCACCATCTTGTCCTGGGTCGTGTCCTCTGCTTCCTGGCCCTTCCAGGTGTCAGTGTCGCTGTCGTCTATGTTGATCCGGGACTCGTGCTGCCGGTTGGAGTCGGCACTGTCCAGTTGCGAGAGCGAAAGTATCAGCCATTCCTGGCCCGTATCGGACGGAGTGAACGTGATGCTCGCACCGTCAATGTTCAGGTCAAAGTCGTCGTCATCTATAGTGTCGTCAGTGGCGCGCTCCGCGAAGTGGTAGTCGGTGTCCGCTTCGAAGCCCGCGTCGGTCAGACTGATCGCGAGTATGATGATTTCGTCGATGTCCGCGTCGACCGTGTCGGTCATCGACTTGAACTGGACCTTGATGTCTTCCGTGCTGGCCTGTGTGAAAACGTCCCAATAGTTGTACTGGCTCCAAACACCACCATAGCCCTCCATGATGTGCTCGGAGTCCACGAAGTCGGTCGAGCCATGGACGCACTTCACGGCCGTGGACGCGCCGCCGTTCTCGTTCCTGAACGTGGCCCGAACTAGAAGTAGATAGACTTCTCCGTTAGTTAGCCCGGACCCGGCAAGAACGTCCGCGTCTGCATATACGTTGGTGGAGTTAGTGTCGTCGGCCGTGAGATACGAGACTGCATAGGAGACCTCTGCCATCAGACCAGCACCGGTTTGTTCGACAGTTCGAGGACCGTGAAGCCGTCCCTAAGCAACAACGTCTCAAAGCCGTCCCGCCATGCGTTGTAGACTTCCAGGATCGCTTCTTGCTCGTCGCGGTTCTGCTTGAGATCCGCCAACGCGTACATCTTAGGATAGATTTGCCAGCCACCAAAGTCCGGACGCTCACGCACACGCGGATCGGTGCCGACAAAGATGCTCTGCACGAAGTAGTCGCTGGCGAACTTCGAACGGACATCGGCCGCACCTGTCACCAGCACGACGTCCTCGACCCAGGCCCAGACCTCGGCCGTCGTCATCGTCGGATGAATGACGTTGGCGACGACCTTGAGGTTGTAGGGTCCGTGGGTCCGGTCTTTGGGCTCGTTGGTCCAGCCCATGGTTCTTAGGCCTGATCGGCGGACATACGCAACTGCAGATCCGTATAGTCCGTGATCGAGTCGGCCTCGCCGCCCGTCAGCGTGTCGGTCTGAGTCGCATACGCGTCTGGAATGTCGTTGTCGGCGTACGCGTTGATGAGCGTGCCCTGCGTGCCCTCGTCCACGTAGCCCTCACGAAGCTGCATGGTGAGGTTGATCGTCGCGCCACCAGCCGCGTTTTTCTGCCGGCGCCATCGCATGATGTGCCCGCTCGAACTTACCGGGTCCTCGATGTTGGAGAGACCAAACCCGCAGGCCTCGTCCGACGGAGCACTGGGCGACACCGCGTAGGTCGCGTCGTCACCGGCCCCAATACTGCCCGGTGTGCCTGGCGCGATGTCCGCGTACAGGTCAGCGTTGGAAGAGCCCTGGTCGACCCAGTTGCCGTCAACGAGGTCAGCGTCTGGGACTGAGTACTGAGCCATGATGTTCTCCTATGATAGGAACTGTTCGCCCTTGACCGTCGACTTCCCCCATACCTGCTTCTCGACGTACCATCGGACATTGACCCACCGCACAAGCTGCAGGCCGTGATGCCAGGCGAACCGAATCCGCCTGCCTCTGAACCACGGAATCGAAATTCCGAAGTTCGGTGTGAACCGGACGTAGTATGGATAGTTTGGAGTGCCACCCCATTGAATCAATCGGACGCGCGCCTTCCTCCACTCCTGGAACGTTCTCATGTCATCACCATAGCGCGAGGATGTTGGTCGCGGTCGTGAGCGTGTCAAAAACTTTCTTGACCTGGAGCGGGTGAACGATGCCGGCCGCGATCCCGACAAACGTCAGGGTCGTGCCCGTCACGAGCGTGACCTTCAGATCGCCCGAGACGCCCACGTAGATGCCTCGCGAGTTCGTCGTGAGATCTTCCGTGTCACTGGGCGAGACGGCCGCGCCCTCGAACGCGGGCATCGTGGTCGAGTGCGGCTGTGCTGGAAACAAGGGCATGTCAGTTCTCCACGTTCAGTTGATCGGACTTCTTTTCAAAAATCACGTCGGTGCGATGCCCGTTCGGTCGGCGCCACGGACCACCGGGCTCGTTTATCACGTCGTACAATGGGCGCCAGGCCCCGCACAGCAGACAGGCCACGACGTCGTCCACGGGCGACAGGTGCCGTGCCTCTTCAGGGTGAGTGCATGTCAGGTCTGACATGGCGGTACCTCCGTGGCCCCCTCGCGCCAGACCGCGTCGCACTTCACACATAGACAGTACGCGAGTCCGCGCGTTGGCCAAAAATCGAAGACCTCTGTATGAGAGGCCCCAGCACGCGGGCCGGCCATTCGGATGTGCCCGTCCTTGTCCTTAATCACCTGGTAGGCCGGCTTGCCTCTGGAGTCAGGTCCGTGCGGCATCGCTATTCCTCTTTCCAGAATCTGGAAAATTTTCGTTTCGTGTTTGCCTGGTGGCGCGCGGCGCGGCCCCCAGGTGGGGCCCCAAGGGAGGGGGGCCTAAGTCGTTGCGCCCCAGGGACTTAGCCCCCTCCCCCACCCCCAGCGTCCGCCTGCGTTTCCGTTAAGTCGTTGGCTTGTAAGCACTTAGCCCCCTGGGTTACATAATAGCCATTATGTGCCATCGCCTGACTAAGTCCTTACACTGCAACGACTTAGCTTTCAGCCCATCTCGCGCCTGCGCGCAGTCGCAACATCGATGACCGCCACCGGCTCATCAAACCTGGCAGGCCGGGCGTGAACTCAGCACTCGGGATAACACCGAGATCACCCTGGCTCCGAACCTGGGTGGCTTCACTTAGCCCACACCAAGCTCACACCCTACCGATGGCCTGCCGCTTAAGGTATGCTGTCCGATGGCACGGTATCGGCCGGCAGCCCACCAATACTCAAGCTGTCCGAGCACGCAACCGAGCCGGTGTCACTGACCGTGCCGTCCGCCAAGCACAGCACGAAGATGTGTCGGCTCTCAGTTGGGATCGGCTCACACGACGTCACTACCCACGCCATCGCAGCGATGCCAAGCACAACCACGACCTTCGTCACCCAGGTCCTCATGCGGGTGACCCAAGCACGAAGATGGCACCGAACGCAGTGAGTGCCGCTACAACGCACACACCCATCGCGATCCGATACCATGTTGACCTACCGTTCACTGCCTGGTGAGCGCAGATACCTGCGAGCCCCAACGCCACCACCGCAGCCAGTGTCTGCTGGAACCCTGCGGTCGCTATCTCATACTCAACCATGTCACTGCTCCTATAAGAGGTCCACTAGGATCGGGTCCGCTTCGAACTCGTCCTCGGCCGGGACGACCCCGGACTCTTCTTCGATCGCCAACACTTCGGCGTCTATCACTTCGCCTGCCACTTCGAGACTTGGTTCGGCCAACCCACCACCGATCAATGCCTGGAGGTGTAGCTCGCCGACGTTCAGGTTGAGAGCGACGGCCGCCGTCTTATCGTCGCCGTAGGTGTCAGGGTCACGCTTCGAAGCCAACCACTTCCTCCAGTTGGCTCGCGAGTTCGCCAGCGATACCTCGGCGTTCGAGAGCAGCACTTTACTACCGAGGTCGTCGAGCAGCTTTTGACCCTGCTCAACGTTCGCTTCCGCACCAAGCCGACGGGCTCGTGACCACATCTTCTCACGCTCACTGGACTGATGCACCCAGTCATAGAACATGTTGCGGGACAGATTGTAGTCGCCCATGATCTTGCCGACAGAGTCGCCATCGGCAATCCGGCTCAGTATCACATCGTCGCCGCCCTCGCTCTCGATCTGTTCTGAGAACGCGCGCAGCAATGGACGTCCTGGCATGATTCACTTCCTCCGTTGACTCCAACATAAGGCACAGCACGCACCGCGCTGGTATCTAGGGTCGCACTCACCCCCAACCCCCACATCGGGGTCGAGCCCGCTTTACACAACGACGCTCGCGCTCAATATACTTTCCGCAAAGCCTGCTCTTCTTGTTCTTCCTGCTCATCACCAGGTGAGCAGAAAAGAGCAGAAAAGAGCAGAAGGAGCAAACTAAGTGAACACACTTATCACGCTGCGGCCCTAGAGCTTAAGAGGCTCCGAGCAGAAAGAGCAGCCGTTCCGAAACTATTCTACTACCTGTCGCTTTCGCTTCACTGCCCGAGCAGCTTTCACTCCCCTCTATATATTACATATACCTATACACTATAAGTACACTGCTCTTCTTGCTCTTCTCGTTCTTATCCGCGCCGGGCTTGGGCTAAAAGGGCGAGCAACTTCTGAAGCGGGTTGCTCTTTCTGCTCACCCCGCCCGGAGGTTGTGTCCTGGCCGTATAACTTAGGGGACAGGGCATCAAAGTGAGATGAAGTCTCACTTTGATGCCCATCAAGGCCCCATCCCCACAGATACGGTCGCTTGCTGTTTCAGGGGTCGGTGCTAAGTTGGAGGTGACGGACCCCGCCCCACATAACACAGGAGGCGACATGACACGGGACCGATCTGATATGCACTGCGCCATCAACGACCGGCGCTGCTCGACGGCCTACACTCACCACGCGTGTCGGTGCGTGGACTGCAAGGAGTGGCGCAAGCTCACGTCACGGGCCAGTAAGATCAGCGCCAAGCTCAAGGCCGAGCAGTACGGGCTCCGCAGGGACATGACGAACGTGCAGCAGATACCGCTCGACATCGACCCAGAGCGATCGCTGGCCGGGGAGCCGGACGTCACGGAGGTCTCTGGCGTCAGCGAGCACCGGATCACGAGCCTCGCTCAACTGTACGATTTCTTCGAGATCCCGTTCGAGTGGGTGCATGGCACGGACTGCGCCTGCGTCAAGACCATCGAGATCACGCCCGTGGAGGCGGGCCCGTTCCAGTTCGAGGGAGCGACCATCGAGATCGCTGGCGACCAGTGCCCTGACAAGGTCCCCGTCAGCGCCACGTACGACGTCACCAGCTTCAGGATCAATTCCTGGGAGCAGCACAGCGTGAAGAGGGGCGTCGTGACCCTGTACCAGGTCCGAGCCACGCTCGTACCGAAAGGCGCGCTCGATAGTCCGGAGGTGATCCAGGGCATCTGGGACGACGCCATGGCCGACTTCGAGAAGCGATGCCCGGCCGCGAAGCGTGTCGGGTACCTGATGAAGCCGCCGGTACTCAAGGACCCCGACAACCCGCAGATGCTGGAGATCGCGCTCATGGACCCGCATCTCGGTATGCTGGCCTGGGCCAAAGAGGTCGACAACGATTACGACATGGAGATCGGACTCACCGACTACAAGCGAGCGTTCAGCCGACTGCTCGCGATGGCCTCGCACTATAACATAGAGCAGATCCTGTTCTTGGTCGGCAACGATCTGTTTCATGTGGACGCGCCAGGCATCGATCCGAAAGGCGGATCGAGGGGAGGCGCAACGAGCAAGGGCACGATGCAGGACTTCGACACGCGCCTGGCGCGCATGTTCACGAAGGTGCGCCGGCTGATCGTCGAGTGCATCGAAGACGCGTTGTACGTCGCGCCGACCACGGTGCAGATCGTACCCGGCAACCACGATCGCCACACCATGTACAAGTTCGGCGAGGTGATCGACGCCTGGTTCAGGCACGACGAGAACCTGAACGTCCGCAACCCGGCCAGTGTTCGCGACTACTTCCTATATGGTGGCAACCTGTTCATGTTCACGCACGGCGAAGAGTTCAAGCGCAAGCGCGATAACCTGGTCAGTGTGTTCGCTACCGAGTGCCCACCGGAGCTTTGGGTCGAGGGCAAGATTCGCGAGGTGCATGTCGGGCACAACCACATTAACATGGAGAAGCTGTACACTGGAGAGCCGTACGATCTGATCTGGGAGGGCCGTGCAACACGCGTACGATCACTGCCGGGGCTCACGCCCGAAGACGCCTGGCACTACGAGTCAGGCTACAAGCACCAGCGACGCGGCACGGCACTGGTCTGGCACCGCGAGGGCGGCCTGGCCGGACTGCACGAGTTCACTCTCTAATAGGAGAACAAGGACGATGGCACGAGCAAGACACGAGGCAGAGAAGGCCAAGCAGGTCAAAACGATCGTCCGGCCGGCGCGGGTCGTGCTGGAGATGAACCCCGACGAAGCGAACAAGCTGTTCGCGACGCTCCGAAAGGTCGGCGGCGACGCCGGCACACAGGACCTGTACTACGCGCTGGAAACCAGCGTCGATTGCGACAAAGCGCTGCGCGACTTCGACGTACAAGGATCGCTGCACGTTTTTCGACGCGACTCACAGCGCCAGCACCGGTCCGCTCTGGGCGGATCGTTCGGTGAGCAGTCCGAGTTCGGTCCCGGTGGTCAAACCTTTGGAAGCAGGAGGGTACGATGAGCGTTCCCCGACGACGTATTTTCACAGGTCTCGGAGACGAGAGAGCCAAGTACTACATCGAACTCGACGGCGACGGCGACGGCATGATCGAGATCGAGGTAATGAACAACGGCCGTTCGGAGTCGCTATACATCGCGTACGGACAAATGCAGCACATCAGGTCCTGGCTTGATCTAGTTGAGGGTGCGATCACACCCGACGACTTCATGGACTATAATGACTAGAGCCCTGCTCCTGGTCCTGTGCTTCGTCGCATGCCCGGTCGCGGTACAGGGCCAGAAAGCTCCGAACTACTGCCTTGGGGGCAGCGAGACGTTCGTGTGCAACTTCACGCACGACCTGGGTCACTCGGTGACATCGATCGCTGTCTCGGAGGCATTGCGGCTCGTTCCCGGCCATCACAGCCCGACCACACGGTACCTGATCGGCACGATCTGGTTTCCGATCGCTCACGAGATCGTCGATCAGTTCAGGTGGCCGGGCCACAGTTGGCGCGCGGCACTGCAGGACTTCGTAACGTACCAGGCGGCCTGGGTAGTGCCATTGATCCAGCACAAGAAGTACTGGGCTGCCATCGGGGTGGGGGTGACGGTGATGGGATTCATTTACTGGCGATACAATCGACTGTCGCCCATCGTGATAAGGATCGGCCTATGAGTGTCAACCTAGCACGTCACCTAACGAACCGGCCGTCGGCGGCCAACGGACACGGCAAGCCAAAGATGTCCGACTTCCACGCGAACTCACAGCCACGCCGGCTCGCGTACCCTGACTGGATGCGGCCATCGCAGACCGCGTTCAGTTCCAACAAGTACACGACCGACAGCAAAGCGCACCGAGCACGCAACCGTGCGATGGTGCTCAATCAGGAGAAGGTGGACAAGTACCACGGGAGGAAACGATGAGGGTCAAATCGACCAGCACAGGGATCGAGGTCACGATCACACTGACCGAGAAGGAAGCGATGCAACTGGCCGCGATAACAGGCGGGATGTCGGGCAACTACGTTCACGGCGGTCCTAAGTTCAACAGCACGATGTATGAAAGGCTCGACGACATCGTTCCTGACTGGCACAAGTACTACTACTTGGACCGAGGCGGAGTCGAGAGACCACCGAGCCTTCGTGCAGGGCCCAGGCCATGACGATCAGCCTGCTATGGTGGGGACTGATCCTCATCGCGCAGAACGCGATGTTCACCTGGGTCAGCCGGGCTCGCAACTCTGGCAGCGACTGGTACCATGCGGTCGCTGCCGTGTTCAGCAACGGCGTCTGGTTCCTCGCGTTCTATTTCACGTTCGGATTTTTGAATCAGATACACACGACCAACAGCGTGCTGTTCGCGGTGCTGGTCGGCGGCACGTACATCGCCTGCACCGTAACGGGCTCCGTTATGGGTGGTAAGCTGCTCCGCAAGTACTTCGAGCGGGGCAACAGACGGGCCGGCCATGGCGCGAACGAGGAACGCATGGTGGTCATCGAACAGAAGCTCGCCACTATGGCTGAAATCATGGCGAGATCGATCGGCCGGGCCGAAGAGATGTACGTTCATGTCCAAGAGATTCTCGTGGCGCAGAACAGGATCAACAAGGCGCAGATCAACCTCACCGAGGAAGCGGTGCTCGTGAATCGTCGCGAGTCCGAGGAAGCGGAGG